CATAATCACCATCTTTATATAAATTTAAAATATTACTAAGTATGGTATTATTGCCATATTTAATATCCAAACTAGAAGACTGTGCTTTTTTTTGCAACCTTCTAACATCGCAAGTGGTATTACTAATCAGAGATAAATCAGTATTAACAGTTATTTCATTACCATCAATATTTACTATTGTTGCTTCTTTAACCTGAGTAACTTCATTGCCGTTTTGTGACGCACCAATAATGTATTCAATACCAGAAGTTCTATCAACAAACTCTACAGTATCGTCAATTTTTAATGATGATTTGTGTGGGGTTGATAATACTTCAAATGATGAACCAACAATACTATTATCCTTTATCTGATATCTGACGCAAGTATTATATATCAAAGAATCTGCAAATTTTTCATACTTATTTGGATTACTTTCATTGAAAATATTAACTCCCAGTCCACCAACTGTTATTTCATCCCCATCAATAAAATTATAATATTCATTTTCATAAAAAATGTAAGGATTTCCAATAATTCCACCAATTCTAAATGATATTTTATTCAATTGCGTAAAATCACCATATCCATAGTATAAATCTGAAGATATAATCTCTCCAAGTTTTTCTATAACTATTTCTCCACTAGGTACATAACAACCCAAAAATTGATTTATAGTCTTCTCAGTATAATAAACTTTATTATTTTCATATAAGAAATATCCAGATTCTGCAAATCCTATTGTCGAATCTACAGTAACTATAGAAGATGGTGAAGTGTTAATAGAAGTTTGATATACGGACTTTGTACTTGGAGTAATATTTAAATTGCCAGTAATGTATGATTCTGCATCATCATATCCAATGAATAAAAACAAATTATAATAAGTTTTTAAATTTCTTTGGAAAGGTGTAATGTTTGTAATTGAAGCAGAGACTTCAGAATCATTATCTTTAAATATCTGTTTTCCAATAAGACTTAATACGTCACCATCAACTTCTGACGCAATTGCAAGACTTCTACGAATATATTTTGCGGAAGACGGTTTTATTATAAATTGTTCTAAATCAATAATCGATACATCTACATTAAATAATACTTTAAATAATATTTTAAATGATTCTTCAGTTCCCTTTGTCTGATATAATGATTTTGATTCTTTTAAGAAATTACCAACATTTAAAGTTGGGGTAAAATTAGCATTTTCTAATCCAGGTACTAAAGTTTTCTTTATTAGTTGTAAAAATTCTTTTAAAAATAATGTACTAAGATTTTCAACTACAGAATTCTCAACATGAGAAGAAGCTTCTGTTGAAAGAAATATTAATTCTTCATAATTTAATTCATCATGATAATTTGTGATTCCACTAAAACCTCTTATACAACCAAAAAATGTATTACTATCCTTTGATGTATATGTGATTATCTCATTATCAATTTTTAATAATCCATAAGTATTTGGAAATCCTATTTACTTTAATCGTACTATCTAAGTTTGCAATATTCTCCGAAAGTGTTGCTGAAGATATAACAACCTCTGGAACTAAATTATCTAAACTAAGATAATCTGATAAATTATCTACAATATCATTTACACCACTTTGATATTCTTGTGAAATATAATATTGCTTTATAAATTCAATAAATTTATTATAACTTGCAGGTTCATTTAATATTGAAACATTTTCTGATTGAGTTTGTTGAGAAAATATTTTATAATTTAATGAACCTGATGTTGTTCCTGAAACAGCGTCTGAAATTATAAATGTATTATCGTCAACTACTTGTTCTATAGTATAGAGTCCATTGGTTCCAAATCCACTTAAAAACTCTATATCCAATCTTTGGTTTAAAGAAAGTCCATGTGATGTAGAGGTAACTGTTACTTTATTTCCAATTCTTTCGTAAGTGCCTGTTTTTGATATTGATGAAACTATTTCTTCAACTGTAGAAATATTATCCAGAATAAATTCTGGAAGTTGTGATTCAATTATTTCACTTACTTTTACTCTTGCTCCAATTTCCCTCATCATTTTTTATGACCTCTCCAAATTTCCGTTTGAATAACTTGACCTAAATGAATTATTTGAAAACTGCACCCCAGAATTATCATCGCCAGAAGCAATTAAGTCCTTTACCATATTTATTTTACTTTTTGAAACATCAAATACCATATACAAATCTTTCAATGCAATGACATCATTTGATTCTGGATATGCTTGAATCTCAATGGTATTGCTTCCTATTTCAGTTGATATGAAAAATATCGTATTGATTATAATTTCTCCCTTAACATAGTCAACGGTTCCTGCATTTTTTATTAATACTCGATCTTCATCGCCAGTTATTGACTTAGGAGTAACAATTGATATAATACCCTTTTTCATATCATCATTTGGAGTGTCAATAAAATAGGATAACTGAGATTCTACAATATTTCCAGGAGACTCTTCATATCTAATTGTAAATCCTGTAGACTTTATATTATATCTTCCCTTTACAACATTAAATCTATTTCCATAACATAATTCATACTGAGAAAATTGATTCAAAACAGCAGATATATTTCTTCTAATAATTATCTTGGTGATATTTGAAGTAATAGACCTATCTGTATTGTCAATGATTGACAATAATTTACTATATTTGAATCTTCCACCAAAATTATTTAAATCCAATGATTTTGAATAAGAATTTAGTGAAGAAATTATACTACTTTCAATTTCTTCTTGTGAGGAAATTAAATTTTGATTGTAGTATACTGACGAATCAATTTCAACATAGAGTATTTTAAGATCAACTATTTCCGCATTTATCCCTGCCATTGAATATTTTTTTAATTGCGATAATATATTTTCTTTTTCAAATTCTGGAACTATAACTCCATTTTTAGGTTTAATGCTAATTAAAACTGTACCAAATCTTGGAGGATCTAATTCTTCTCCACCGATTACGGAAATAGATTCTGTATTTGGGTATATTTCAGATGATATAATTGCACTGTAATCATTAGGAGTGACAGCTCTATATTGTGATGAATATAATCTAGGAGCATAATATTTTATTGATTCAATACTTTCAATATCTTCTCCATTTCTTGAAGATAACTCTGTTGAAATACTTACTCTATTTCTTGGGTTTACTACATTGCCAAAAATATTTCTAATAGTTCCCTGATAAACAAAATTTCTAGTATCATTTCCAAGTTTCCCATCAGTCTGGATATATGAAGCAGTTATTACCGACTGATTTTCAAGTTTTTTCCCAAAAATATCATCACCAAATAATAATTCATATCTCTCATCAAGAACTTCTTGTATCAAATATATTTTTGAATTTTTATCTACATTTATAATATTGTCAACTAATTTATATTTTTCGCCTACACCACTACTACTTATATTCTTCACAAAAACATTAAGAGTTGAAATATCAATACCTTCATTATCCAGTATAAATCTTTGGTCTAATGATCCATCAACTGTAAAAGTTTCTGTTAATAAATTGCCCTGATAAACTGTTATATTATTAAACGTTGCTATCCCATCAATCACTGGAACAGTAATTGCATTTGGAATTGAAAATATATATCTAGAATTTTCAACAAATGAAACACATACCAATCCTGGTTCTAATGAAATTGATGGAGTATTGTCCGCGATTTCCAAAGTAAAGGAAATTCTTGCCTGTGATGCAACTCTAGATCTAGGAACATATCCAATAGTTCTAGCTATTGAAATAACATTTTCTCTAACTACAGCAGAATCTAAAAAAGATTCATTTACAATCATATTTGCATTGAATGCATTAATATAAGTATTGTACGCTAAAGTATCAATAAGTATAGAAAAATTGGACCCCTCAAAGTCAAAGTCAGTAAAATTAGTATTCGCTCTCAGATAATCTTTAATAGATGTTTTTATCTGATCAAAATCTAAATTAGAAAACTTTGTAAATGGCATTTTATCTTACTGCCTCTAGAATAAATGTGTATGGTTGTGATGGAACATCTTGACCAATAATTGTATAGGTTACTGTGGCTTCAAATGAATTTTCATCAAATACTGGTACAACTTCAACAGATACATCAGTAACTCTTGGTTCATATCTATTAATAATATTAATAATTTGATTTTGTATTACTACAAGAGTACCAATGTCAATTATTTCAAACAACTGTGTCCTTAAATCTGAACCAATATCAGAATTAAAGAATCTTTCAGAGGGAATTGTTTCAACTAAATTTCTGATAGAGCGATTTATAGCCCTCTCATTAGTTAAAACTTGTAGGTCATTAGTTACTGGATGAGGTTCAAAAAATAAAGATATGTCTTTAAATCCTCTTGATACTTTAGTTGCCATGTTGGCACTCTATTTTTTCTTATTTATTTATCACAGTGTACCATATGTTGGTTCAGTTCCATATTCCCAATCATCATAATCCTCATCATTTCTAATTTTTTGGTGC